TAAAGTCAAACAACTTTATTGATATATTAAAGTAATAGGTTTTGGTCTGTAACTCAGTTGGTAGAGTGCCGAACTGTTAATTCGGATGTCGCAGGATCGTGCCCTGCCAGACCAGCAAATGCGGAAGTAACTCAATTGGTAGAGTTTCTGCCTTCCAAGCAGACTGTTGCGAGTTCAAGTCTCGTCTTCCGCTCCAAATTCTGATATAATATATATGTACTGCCTACGGGGGTACACTAACTTATTCGCTTGAAAGGGGAATAAAAATGGTAACAAACCTAACTATGGATCTATTCAATGATCCTTTTTTTATTGGCTGGAATAGAGAGTTATCCAGACTTAATAATGCACATAGAACAAACTCTCAATCCTATCCTCCATATGATCTTCTTAAACTAGATGAAGATACATATAAACTATCTCTTGCAGTAGCAGGGTTTTCAAAAGACGACATTGATGTCTCTGTTGATAATGGATCTCTTGTTATTAAAGGAGAACTTGTAGAGGTAACAGATGCTGAAGTTGTTCATAAGGGAATTGCTGGTCGTAAATTTACCCGCACATTTGCTCTTGGTGAATACATGGAAGTTACTGGTGCTGAACTTAAGGACGGTATGCTAACAATTCACATTGATAGAATCGTTCCAGAAGAAAAGAAACCAAAGTCTATCAAGATCAAGTAGTATAATATAGATAGTCCCTACACAGGACCTTGGGATGGAGTAGTTACCCTTCTATATATTCCCTGGCCTAAGTGCTTGGAATACCTGTGTAGGGCTTATACACACTGATATAATTATGCTTAATGACTGACAAAGAGTTAGACCATTATAATAAGCAAGAGTATAAAAAGAGGCTTGCAAAAATTAAAGAAGACTCTGGGTGTATAGATTGTGGAATTAACAATCATATTATATTAGATTTTGATCACATAAGAGATAAAAAATATAACATTTCAAGAATGATTCATGATGGATTTTCATGGAAAGCAATTAAAAAAGAAATAGAAAAATGTGAAGTTGTGTGTGCTAATTGTCATAGAATGAGAACGTACCACAGGTTGACACATACAGTAGCCTAATGATATACTTAATAGATAGTTATTAATTGGAGAGATATGCCAGTATACGATTATAAATGCACAACATGTTCTTCTACTCTTGAATTTAAACGAGAGTTTGGTGAAGATAGAGAACCATCATGTTGTGGTGCAATAATGCAAAGACAATGGTCGTCACCTGGAGTTATGTTTAATGCCCCAGGATTTTATTCCACTGATAATAGAAAGTAGCGGTATACTATGAATACAATGATTGCAGAAGAAGTTGTAAATAAAGAGTGGGTTCTTGGCCCAATGGATCGTTGTGATTCTTGTGCTGCAGAAGCCCTTGTAAAGATAACTGGACTAACTGGAGATCTAATGTTTTGCGGTCATCACTATAATAAAATTATTGATAATCCAGAAGGCTATGCAAAAATGATGTCATTTATGCTTACTATAATTGACGAACGTGAAAAATTAATTGAAAACAAAGCGAAAGGTAAAGACTACTAATGTATGAGTATTTTGTTAAAGAAGTAAAAAATGTTGTTGATGGAGATACAATTGACGTTATTATTGATTTAGGGTTTGATATTTTGTTTGCATCTCGTGTTCGCCTTGCTGGTATTGATACACCAGAGTCTCGCACAACAGATAAAGCAGAAAAGGCTCTTGGTATTGAGGCTAAAGAATATTTAAAGAAACAACTTAAAGATGCTAAGTCCGTAGTTATACGTACAGAAAAAATGGATTCATCTGAAAAGTATGGTCGTATTCTTGGCTGGGTATATGTTAATGGTGACTCTGAATCATTAAACAATAAAATGATTAATGATGGATATGCTTGGGGATATCTTGGTGATACAAAAATTAAAGACTTTGAAGCATTAAAAAAGGCTAGAGCAAAGTCTGGAAAATGAAAACAGTATTTTATTTTACAGCAGACTGGTGTAATCCATGCAAAAAGGTTCGCCCAATTGTTGAAGAATTAAATAGAGAACGCTCAGATGTATCTTTTCAAATTATTGATGTTGATTTAGAAAAAGAATTAGTAAAAAACTTTGAAATAGCGTCTGTTCCAACTTTTATATTGTTTGAAAATGAAAAGCAGATTGATCGTATAACTGGGGCACAGACAAGGGAAAAGTTAAATGATTTTATTAATGAAAAAAATATTCAAAAGGATGTTTAATCCAGATGGAAAAAATATGATTCCTCATGAAGAAGAAATCATGGACTATCTTATTTTAAATGGTGGTCTTGAGGTTGTTGGTATTGATTCAGAAAATCAATCTTTCCTTTACTCCTTTACTCCAAAAATAAAAGAGTTGATGCCAGATTTATATGAAGAACATATTAGGACTGTCAACAGTGATATTTTAGCGTTATGGGAAAAGGGGTATGTAAACATAGACTTTATGTCAGATGACCCAGTAATAACAATAACTAAAAAGTCATTAAATGATGAAGAACTGTCAAAATTAAGCAAGCAAGATCAATGGGCTATAGCAGAACTAAAGCGCCTTATGCTTAAAAAAGAACTCTGATATAATCAATACATAACCTAGGAGGTTTATTATGCCAGTAGGCGGAGGCGGAAAGCCAGCAGGAGGATATCGTGCAGGAGCCAAAGGCTCTTATGGATGCGATGGATTCCCAACAGTAAGTGCAGATGGAACAGTACATGGATGCCACCCAACAAAGGCTAGAGCAGCAGCACAGGCACGTGCAATTTTTGCAAGCATTGCTCGTAAATCAATTACATCAGTAGAAAAATCAATGGTCACAGAAGGTGACTTTGTTATGTTTATTGGTGAAGAAGATGAGATTAATGTTGGTCGTGTTGAGTATGTAATGACTAATCCTGGTTTACTTGGACTTCCTGGCTCTGAATATTCAATGGAATATGCAGAAGATGATAAACCAGTTATTGTTCGTATGTACGAAGAAGAAGACGGTGCATGGGAGGAAAAAGAATACGTTGTTTATTATCGCATGTCAGAAGTTGTTAAGATTGAATCATTATCAGTATCTGTTGATTTAATTGTTGAAATGGGATCAACTGATTCAGGAATTCCAGAAACAGACTCAGAAACATTGATGGCAATGTACGATGCACAAATGGGCAAAGCAGAAAAGCCTAATTACGAAGATGTTATTAAGCCAAGACGTGGTGGAAGTGATCCATCAAATCCAAAACTTTATGCAAGAGTTGTTCAAGCAGCAAAAGATAAGTTTGATGTTTATCCATCTGCGTATGCTAATGCTTGGGTAGTTGCTGAGTACAAGCGTCGTGGTGGTACATATAAATCTGAAACAAAAACGACTAAAACAATTTGGGATGGAAGCATGCTTGATCCAAGAGGGTTTACAAAGTAATGCCAAAGAAAAAAGCAGGTTCTTTTAATGCAACACAAATTAAAAATGGAAAGATTGTTCGCATGAATAAAAATGGAACAATTAAAGCCATTCTTGAAAATTATGTTGTAAAGCATCCAAAGAAGGACAAGTAATGGCAGATACATATTCACCTAATGCTGGCATGAAGGCTGCAGCACGACGTGCTTTAAAATGGAAAGAAGATGGCAAGGCAACTGGGGCAGGAACTCCAGTAGGTTGGGGTAGAGCAACAGACATTGTTAATGGATCAGTTATGTCTCTTAGTACTGTTAAAAGAATGTTTTCTTTCTTTTCTCGTCACGAAGTAGATAAAAAAGGTAAAGGGTTTTTTGATGGTCCAGACTTTCCATCTAATGGAAGAATTATGTGGGATGCATGGGGCGGAGATGCAGGTTTTGCCTGGAGTCGTGCAATTGTAGAACGTGAAAAAAGAAAAACAGAAAAGGCATGGGTAGGAAGCGCATTTAGTTTCAGAAAGGGGTAGGGAGTAATGGAAGATTTAACAGTAGAAGAAATTAAACAATTAGTTAATTTCTATAAGCAAAAGTCATCAGATTTAGAGTTTCAGGTTCTTCAATTACAGATTAAGTTAAATAAACTTATTTCTCTTTATGCACCAACAACTCAAGCAACAAAAACAGTTGTTGATAAAAAAGAAAAATCTTAATAATTAGGAACACATGGAATACTTATTAGTTGTTGTGTTGACAACTGTGGCTACATGGTTTATACTTAAGATATCAAACAAAAAGGGTATGAAGATTTTTAAAAAAATAGTATATAGGCAAAGCCATATATATGAAATGGTTAAAGATGTTATACCTAAAGAAATGTTTGAGAAGCCTAAGATGATCAGACAGTCACAAAAACATATTCAAAAAAATATGTTAAAGGTTGTTATTACAGAAGGCAAAGCATATTGGACAGTAGACAATGTTTTTTATACTGCTAATGCCATAAATGGCAGGGTGGATGAAAGCACTATTGAGCCATTAGACATACATAATATGTCAAAGAAAGAATTGACTAAGATGATGGACATTTTAGATGATTTAAGAAAAGGGATGCAATAAAATGATTGTGGCAGTACAGGGGACATCTGAGTTTAACGACTACAATATATTTCTTCGTGCCATGAGTGTTGCTTTGTCTGGAATGAAACAGGATGATAAAGAGTTTATTATTTATTCTGTAGGCCCAGCAAAAATTAATAATTTTGTTTCAGAGTTTTCTAATTTATCTGAGCGTGGTATGAAGGCTAGAGGAAAAAAAATTAAGTTTTATAATACAGCACCTTCGTGGCTTGATACAAATATGGATCAGATAAACTATTTTGCTTTTTTAAGTAAGCCAAATGAATCAAAATCTAGGTTGGTTTCTAGTGCTGAATCAAAAAATATTGAAGTGGGGATTTTTAGGTACTAATATGCCAGAACTTAATGCAAACATTCCGCCTATTGAGTGTTACGTTAGAGGAAACTTTTTACGTAATCAAGAAGATAGCCATGATAAGTATTTTCCTTGTGTAATATTTGGAGTTTCAACTATTCAAAATAGAAGCCCACTGTTTCATTTTTTAATGGAAGATGGTGGCATTTGGTGGAGAATGCCAATCAATGCCTTTTGTACAAAGCCAGGGGTTCCTGAAGAAGATATTCACAACTTAGTTTTATGGAATTCTTTTAGTCCATATGTTTCAGTAACAAAATTTGCTAATCTTGCAAATATGAAAATGTCATACATTGATCGCACCAAAACAAAGATTAATGGAAAGTATTTGTTTACTTTAGATTGGCATAATCCTGAGTCTAACATTCTTGATCATGGATATTCAGAAAGTCCTGGACAACACAAGTGTGGTCATGTTATTGTAAGAGATGATGGAAATTTTGCAGTACAGCCTAACAATAGAGTGTTATTGTTTGAGCCTTCCTTCACAACTAAATATGGAAAAATGGTAATTGATAGATTAATCAATGAGCGTCAGTGGGACGTTGAAGATAGTCCAAAGTGGACTTTAGAAGATAGCAATAGATATCACTATGATATCGGACTAGGGGAGCAAAAATGATTATTAGAAGTTTAAATACAATGGATAAAATTGTAAACAAAAACAATAATCTTATTTGGGATGGCTGGGATGTTGTTGATTTAAAAGAATCAGACATGGCAAAAACATCTGTAAACGGAATTAGAATAAAAGACAAGTGGTACTTACATAAAATATACAAGCCAGGTCGTAATGGTTGGGATATTCCAAATAAGTATAGGGAGTAACCTTGAAGCAGCATTTATGGAAAGATGAGGCTGCTTGTTTAGGTCTTGAAACAAATTTATACTTTGATAAGTATGAGGATGAAGAAGGAATTAGACAAAATGTTGATGCACTTTGTAGACAGTGCCCCGTTAAAAAAACATGTTTTGCTAATGGAGTATCTGGAAAAGAGTGGGGAGTTTGGGGAGGTGTTTACCTTGAAACTGGAGAAATTTCAAGAGAGTTTAATAAACATAAATCTAAACAAGACTGGTCAAACACTTGGCAGTCTCTAACAATGGAATGATATGTATACAAACGAGATGCGTAGAGCAGTTCATTCAATACAAGTACCTAAAAACTTTAGCGTTGACATAATAGATAATGATCATTTTTTAACTATTAAGTTAGATGAATATAAGTTTTTAAATATGGTACATGATGAAAAAATAGCAGCACTACAATATGTAGTAAAGTTAAAAAATGCATTAGAAAGTAATGGAGCAGTAGTATTAGTAACCAGAGAGGCAATAAAATGAAAAAAGGAATAGTAGTCTTGATCGTGGCTGGAATATCTATGCTTGTTGCAATTAGTTTATTTTTTGCCTCAAACCTTAGCAAACTGGCTGATTTAGACGTATTTGACATTGAAGATGACGACTTTTAATATAGAGATTGGTATAGTACAATAGATAGTATGGAAACTATGTTCTTAGTATTTTTAGGTACCCTGGCTTTGTCCTTTGGAATAGCCTATATCTCTATATTTTCTAAACTTAAAAAAACACAATTTTTGTTGGCAGAGTTATATCTAAAAAACTCTGCTCTTGAAGAGTTATTTTTAAAAACTAAAATAAGCGATATTGATTCTGGAGAAGACATACATAAAGAAAACTTCATAAAGTTTTTATCTGATTCAAGAGACTGGGCATTTGAATATATAGAGACATCACAAAAGGTAATAAAAGAAGTTTCTAAAGAATTAAGCAATAAAGGATTAAATAACTACTCAGAAAAACTTATGGCATTACTTCCAGATGCAGAGATTAAAGGTTAAACAATGAAAGAAATATTTTTTTCTATACTAACAGGTTTTGGGTGCGGTGTCGTGTTCGCAGCATTCAAATTGCCAGTTCCAGCACCACCAGTTTTTGCGGGAGTCGCAGGAATTATTGGTCTATGGATTGGCTTTACAACGATAACACGAATTATATCCTAGGAGGAATAATGAATAATATACTAAACGATAAAACAAAGGCAATGCTTGCATCATATGGACGATCTGTTCTTGGATCAGTTATTGCACTTTACATGGCTGGCGTAACAGATCCTAAAGATCTTTGGGCTGCATTAGTTGCTGCCCTTGCACCAGTTGCATTGAGAGCACTCAATCCTAATGACAAGGCTTTTGGCGTACTGCCAGACACAGGAGCAATTTCAGATGCTCTTAGTAAGATTGTGCCTGTTAAGAGTGCACCAAAAAAGAAAAAGGCTGCTGCTAAAAAGAAGTAGTTAGTTAATTAGGAAGGGCGAATTTACTTAAAATAAGTTCGCCTTTCTTAATTTTTATAATGAGGAAACATGGACTTTGTATATATATGTAAAGATGGAATCAATGAGGAACTAAGATATTCAATTAGGTCTGTAGTTGAAAGTTTTCCAGACTCAAATATTTGGGTTGTTGGTGGTAAACCAGACTGGTATGTTGGAAACTATATAAAGGTTGCTCAAGCACTAACTAAGTATAAAAATGCATTATATAACTTAAAAGCCATTACAGAATCA